TTCCTCTATAATTTTTCTTAGCCTAGTAGTGTTATAGGCTATGTTGAGAATGTCACACGCTTCTTTTTTAGTTATCGGTTTTAACGATGCCGTAGTTGTAGAGTCCTCCGTAACTAGAGCTGAAGTACTGGGGTTTAGAAGCGTTATCACCTTCTCTATGTTTTGAGGGCTTAGGTTCTCCCAGTCTTTCTTTTTCACTGATCTTGCCATATTCTAACTCCAGTAGTAATTCGCAATAATGTATAACCTTCTTAATATCTTCGACCCCATTCTTCATAGAGTGTCTAGTAATATACTTTATCACATTTCCTTCCATATATCCCATGTTGTTAGCGTGGATATACTCTATAGGTTGTATCTTTAGGTCTTTGTAATGTCTACCGCCTTCCTGCTTATCTAGTGCTTTCCTCATTTAGCTGTGATCCTCTTCTCATAATCTGCATAGTCATCATTCCACCAGGGAGGTCTTTCACGATACTTCCAAGTGGCGAAGGTGGCTTTATCTAAGTGATAGTAATCTCTATATGCTTGTATAGGATTGTCGTAGTCTTTTAACTCATCTGGCATTGCTAGTCCGAACTGTGTGAATCCGAGTCTTGGCATGTTGATTGGCTCTGGTAGTTTGTTAACCACTTCCGCAATCGACTTATGCTGTTTAGCATAGCGATAGTAGTATTCATCATTAAGAGCGTTACCATAACAGTGTGTCCATTCAAAGTTGTCTAACGATGATCTAACCCATATAGTACAAGGATGGTTATACATCATCGGTAGGTAAGGTGTTAAGGGTCTATCTTCCATTGGAAGATGTTTAATGTCTTTCTTTAAGGCGTTAAGATAATCGCGTTCCTCTTTATTAAGAGCGCGAGGAATAAAACCTAAGTGTGTATCTACCCATATTGCTGTACACATGAGCTGTGCTACTTCTAAGGGCATTTTTACAATATGCTTATCTACATGATACTCAGCACATTTGTCGAGATCTTCGTCTAAATAAAACAAATTCATATACAGTATCCCTAAATTGAATGTATATTATACTGTAATTTAGTTACTAAGTCAAGAACTATTCTTCGACTTGTACACCAACTGCTGCTGCTGGTTCATCATTAATTGTTACATCTCTGTAGTATACAATGACCTCACCAAGCTGATTGATGTATCGTTTCAGCTCCTGGGTATTGTAAGACATTAACTCATAGTCTCCTATACTCATTGCGATAAATACTAGATCACCACCATGTTTCTTTTTGATGTCATCTACAAACTTATCGAAATAGGTATATCCTTCAGGATATAAATCTTCTCTACCTAGCTTACAGTTAGATTTTTTAGTTTCAGGGTCTTTTAGACATGCTTCTACTATTTTTGAGTCAGACACGACATACCATTTAGGCTCTTTCAAGTCTAAAGGTCTAGGCATTGTAGGTTGTGTTATTTGTATTTGTACAGGTTTGGTTATTATCTGAACCTCTCTAGGCTCAGGTGCTTTAGGTAGTAGACTGCAACCGCTAATCGTTAAGAGTATGAATGCGCTTGCTAATATCTTCGATTTCATTAAACACTGCCTCCGTCTTTTCATTTGCCCGCTTCTGCATCATTCCAGGTTTGGCACTGGCGAGTTTGGTTATGTTGTGTCTACGAAACACGTCTAAATAATCTGCCATCTCAGTTTCATACTGTTGATTATTTTGTTGCAGAACTGCATTAGCTTTCGTAGTTTTTTCCACGTTTGCTTGAATAGCAGCAATAGCTGCCTGTTGTTCCTGGTCTCGAAGGTCTTGAGCTACCATTACCTTCGCTTGTTCTTCTAGCTTATTCTTCATAGGTATGACACTATACTGGAAATACATATAACCAGTAACGCTCATTGCTACTATGATTCCCATAAGTATCTTAGACATTTTCTACCCGTACCATTAAGCGTTCTGCTCGATTAGTAACTTGGCGATACCATGCAGAGTCTCTTCCTTCTATACCTGCTTGCTTCCAGTCATGTGCATCTAACGCTTTCTTGAAGTTTTTGAACTTACTCAATCGTGGTCGTCCAAGATTAAATAACATATTCACTAGCACTTCTTGTATTTCATCAGGGAAAGTCTCCCACATATCATAAAGATAAGCACATTCGCGGACTGCTACATCAAAGTCTTTTTCAAATGCTGATGCTACTCTGTCCCTAGAAACCTCTGTACCCACTGGCCAATTCATTTCAAGGTCTAGGCTTTTTACTAAGTGTCCTATACCAAATGTTTTATAGCCCAAGTGATCTTCGTAGATTTCATAAACTACTCCTTCGTCAATTTCTAGTTGCTTTCGTACATTATCTCTATTCATATGTGAGTTCCTTTTTATTACTGTGTTTGACGTATCCAGACTTTAATGCCCTTTTACGGTCAGCCATAACTACGCCCCTATTATACTTTCTTAAGTATTTGGCTACGGGGTTTCTAGTTTTGGCTGACTTTTTCATAGTTTTATCCTGCTAATGCGCTGGCGTATATTGTTATAAACGGCAAGGCTAAACAGCTTACTGCTGTAACCGTGTTGCATAATAAACAAACGGCCTTATCTTTTTTACTCACTTTCTTCTCCATACTTCTTAGGTCTTTAGACCTTCTTCTCAGGCTACTTTAAGGCGAGCCTGCATTGCCTCATTTTAAATTCAATGTCGTTGGCAATCTCTCTAAACTGATCCCAACCACCTATGTGTTTTCCGTCTACGACAATCTGAGGAACTGTTTTAGCATAAGGAAAGTGTGATGTAAAGTCTTCGACTTCATAGTCAATATCTAGTTTTACTACTTCGTAACTGAAGTCGTCTGCTGACTTGTCTAGTCGTTCACAAGCTCTCTCTGCGCTGTCACAAAAGTGACACTGTTCTCTGCTCCAGATCTTTACATGCATTACTGTACGCCTCGACGTACCAATTCGTTACGCCAGGATTGCTTATGCTTTGGCTTAGCATTACCATTCTCAAGAGCGTTCTGAATGTCTTGAGTAGGAGTTGATCGAAGGTAGTGGTTTACAGTCTTATACTTCTTCGATGCGCGATCTACTAATACTTTGGATGATTCTTTAAACTTGGCTGGCATTGTCGTTCTCCCGTTGATATTCTAAATTTAGTTTTTGTAGTGTTTCTTCCGCTAATTGTTTATTTCTTGTGACCATATAGACTTTACCAGTCCCAAACTCAAAAATTTTATAGTTTATGTGTCCTTGTCCATCTTTCCATGTAGTTATAGTTAAGTTACTCATCATCCACCACCAATAAACCTTCATCTACTAGGTGTTCAATGGTAGTTTCTATGCCTTCTTGCTTGCCTAATGCGTGGCAATGCATTCCGCACCCGACCAAACAAAATACAAATACTGCTATCTCTGCCATGACTTCTCCTTAATTTCTCCACTTGAAAAACTATTATACGCACAAATGAGCGTTATGTCAAGATCTAAATGCGTTTTTGTTTGATATTTTTCTGACATACTATGAAGGAATTATACATGAAATATGACAAATTGTCAAGAATAATTTTTGGAAGGTTAAAAAAAGTTCTTGACAAATGTGTTATTTTGGAATATAATACTCTTATGAAAAAATATCAGAAGAAACCTTGGTCAGTATCAGAGCGTAAATTGCTAAGTCTTTACTATTTTCATGCTAGTATAGATGAGGTAATGGACATGATACCAGACCGTAGCGAAACTGCAATACGCAATCAAGTGGGATACTTGCGTAAAAGAGGCTATAGGTTTAAATGATGTTATCACCAATAGAATTAACAATACTGTTCTGTGCTTTAGCGTTTTTAGCACTGACAAGAGATCAAGACGATCAATAGGACTAAATAATGCAAGTTAAGGTAAGAGGAACAAATGTGGAAGGTGCACTTCGTACTTTCCGTAAGAAGGTTACTGAGAGTGGGGTGCTTTTCCAACACAGAGAAAAGCAGCACTACGAGAAACCGACTACCAAGAAACAGAAGAAGTTAGCAGCAGCAAAAGCGAGAGAGCGTAAGCGCCAGGGTGTAATAAATCCAAAGCGGCTCTTTTAGTTCTTGACATAGCCCCTAAACTTTAGTATAATAGTCTTATAAATTAGAGGATTAAGATGATTACATATTGTAATGAAAATGCTAAGTTTGACCCTTTTATTGACGAGTGTGTCAATGCCCTGTTTCCGCACAACACTGCCGAAGCACTGATTGACATTGAATATGTCGATGAAATAGAAAACAACCATGCAGGAACTTGCATAGGTGACAAAGAATTTGTACAAATAACCCTTTCTACTGATTACTCACTAGAATGTGGTGACAAGATTAAATATTGCGATCAAGAGATCGCATCTAACCTAGCTCATGAGCTAGTCCATGCTCGTCAATTTATTAATGGCGAGATTAACTCAGACGATTACGTCTGGAAAGGTGTTGACTATCATGACAGTGACTATGCTGAAACCCCATGGGAGGTTGAGGCGTATCAAATGGAACAAGTGTTGGTCGACCTATTTTGGGAGAACAAAAATGATTAATATAATTAGTTCAGTTTTAATTATCGTAGTATTGGGTGTTTTACTTCATGGAGCTTTTTTAATAGCAAGAGACAAGGACAGAGAGTGGCACAGACGCCACGGTCACAAAATTGAGGTAGAGCGAAATGACTCTAGTAGCTTATGAAATTGAGTCTAAGAACGTATGGAGCATTAATGAAATTTTGGCGAATATGGGCTAAGTCCCTAGGAGAGAAAGTTGGAGACACAGATAGACAGGCTAATAGCGTTGCAATTATTAGAACCGTATGGTGGTTTACTCATATGGCTACTTGTGGATTTATTATATTAAATGCATGGGCAAATCATGGATGGGGGTTATTCGGTCTATGAAAATAGTTAAAACAATTGATTTAGGTACTCGACGTACAAGTTGGGTTTGTATAGGTAAAAAAGACACTAAGATCAGCCCACGCTTTTCAACTAAGGAGGAAGCTGGCTACTGGCTAGTGCAATTCATGGGTGAACAAGATGAAGCAAACAAAAGGGTGGAAAGTATGGAAGCACGCACTGGGGTCTTATAGTGACCAACAGACAGAAGGCCATGAAGATACAATAGCAACGATTAGAACAGTCATAGTAGGCACACATTTATTTTGTGCTCTACTTTTTATAACAAACATACTAGTGGGATGGATTGCATGAAAATATACATAGGTAAGTTTCCTATATTTGGAACACTGACTTCTATACTGACTCGTTTGGTTTGGAGAAACAAGGCACACGAGCCTGTTCGATACATTAAAATAGATGAACAAGATACTTGGTCTATGGACGTTACATTGGCACATATCGTTTATCCACTACTTTTACAACTGCGAAAAGTAAAGACAGGTGCTCCATTCGTAGATATGTGCGATCGTCCAGAACATTTAATAGGTACTATACCTGGTCCGTGGGAGATTGATGAGTTTCATCATCAGGCATTCGACTGGGTACTTACCGAAATGATTTACGCGTTTAAGAGTAAGACCGTTGAGTTTGCTTTTGATGATGTCCTTCAGCGAGACGCCACCGACGCTCACCTGGAGCACTACGCGAAGGTTGACAATGGTTTCCGTCTATTTGGGCGGTATTACAATAACCTGTGGGATTAGAATGAGAAGAGGAAAGCCTAGAGCAGTAAGTGTCGTACCCTCACCTTGCATTCAAGTATGTACTTACAGTACAGAGCCAGGGGCTATATACTGCACAGGTTGTAAGAGAACCTCCTCCGAGATACGAGAGTGGATCATCATGACGGACGAAGAGAAGTTAGAGGTTTTGAGGAGAATAGACCAGAAAGCTTAAATACTTCTTGACAAAACACTCACTCTCTAGTATAATATCTACTTAGAAATCGGAAAACAAGGAAATTTTGAAATGAACGAAGGCGGTAAAGGTGATCAACCCCGTAAGGTAGATCAAAGTAAGTTTGCGGAAGGCTGGGATAAAATCTTCACGGACAAGTATAGAGCCAAGAACGATGCCCAACTAGCACACGAACAAAAAGTATTTGGTACACATGACTACTACACTGCCTATGGTGGCGGTGGAAAAGTCGATTCTACTACACAACCCCAAGAAACTAAGGAAAAACGTATGATACACACAACAAATTTTGAACTGGCTGGAG